TGGTCAGCAGGGCAAAATATTTTGTCGTCATGCGCTCACTTCCGTCAGGTCAATAAGATGCACCGCCACGCCGGAATAACCCGGCCCGCCGACGCTGATAAGTTCAGGGGTATAGGGATAAACAGTCAGCTCGTCGCCGCTGTAGCTGGTAACGGCTACCGGTAGCGCGCCGTTCGCGTCCAGATTGATGGACAGGCCGATAAGGTGACGGCTGCAGGGCTTCGCATCGGCTATCAGGCGCTCCAGCTCGTTATACATTTCCTCCGTAATGCCGGTATCGAGTACGCCCACATCCAGCCGGAACGTGCCAGGCGCTTCCCCGGTTTTCCACCATTCGATTATTTTGATGAGATAGCCCAGCGGCTCAACTACGCGGCGGATAGCACCTATCGTGCCCTTGTGTCGGTGCACGTACTGCGAGGCGGCAACAACGGCGCGCTTTGTTGATTCCGGCCAGGCTGAATCCCATCGGTCAACCGACCACGCCCACGCAAGATAGGGCAGAAGCACCACCGGGCATGTGTACGGATTCCACAACTGGCGCAGCGGCACGCTCATCGCGCCGGGGCTTGCCAGAGCCTCGGCGGCAGCAACCTCAAGCGCTGACGAGCCGGTCGGTAGCAGACGATCACTCATCAGAGCCTCCGACGGTCAGCGCGTAGCCCGTGCAGTAAGCGGCCTGCGTCTTGTCGAGCACCATGTCAGCCGACGGCTTAATCAGATTCACGCGCTGCACGCCCTCAACGTGCATGGCGGCATACAGCGCAGACAGGCGAATGTCCCGGCCGAGACGTTTCTGCGCGCTGACAAATGCGGCGAGCTTTGCCTCCGAGGCGGCGCGGATTGGCTCCGCCTCCGGCCCCGGATAGAGATACAGCTCGGCCACAATTTCATAATTCACAATCTTTGCTGACTGCACGCTCACCCGGTCGGCAACCGGGCGCACGTCCTCGTCGTTTAGCGCAGCGTTAACAACGGCCAGCAGATCGTCGCCCGCCACGCCATTACCTTCACGCGCAAGCACTGTCACTGTGACCACTGCAGGCGACGGGCTGATGGCAGAAGCATCGGCTACGCGGCCGTCTGCGCTTCTGGCGTGGTACTCATATGCGCCGGTCGGCCCGGCCACGCTAAGCCCCTCAAAGGCCGAGGCAATGCGCAGCCGGAAATCGTCGTTACTTTCCATCACGGCGGCGGTCGGTGGAATGGTTGTATCGTCGGCCGGGGTAATGGTCAGGCGGGTTACGCCATTGTTTGCGCCGAGCTGGTCAAGGTCGCCGTCCAGTGCATACGCCACCATAACGGCCTGCGCCGCCTCGTTGATGCGCTGGCGGAGGATAAGCTCACGATAAGAGTTTTCCTGCAGCAGTTTAACGATAGGTTCTGACTCCAGCGTCAGCGTACGGGCGACGGCCTCCTGCTGGTCAGCAGGGTAAAGGGAAATCAGCGTCGCCTTTCGCTCGGCCAGCAGGGTTTCATAATCCAGCGCCTCCACCACGTCAGGCGCGGGCAGCTGGCTCAGGTCGATAGTTGCCATAGTCTCAGCTCACAGGAACGGTTAAGGAAAAAGGCTGCGCGCTGTCGGTGCGGTTGCCAGACAGCTCAACCACCATTGCGCCGTTAATATCCGACTCAAAGCTGATAGCGGTCAGCCTTACGCGCGGCTCCCATTTCAGGATCGCCATATAGCAGGCCGACATAATCTGCAGGCGCAGCGCCTCGTTTTGCGGCTGGTCAATCAGCGCGGATAGAAGCGAACCATACTGGCGACGCATCACCCTGGTGCCGACAGGGGTCAGCAGAATGTCACGCACTGACTGCCGGATGTGATCGAGATCGGTCAGCGCGCCGCCGGTTTCGCGGTTCATGCCGATGTATTTAGCGGTTGTCATACTGGCGCTCCCGTCTTGCCGCCGCTGTCGCCCGGATGGATATGCAAATGCAGCACCTTGCCGTTTGAGGACAGGCTGCCGCCGGTATGTGTCACGTCGCCTTTCATCGTGCCGCCCTTAGTGACTTCCAGCTGCGCAGTTTTGAGAAGCTTTGTGCATTCCACTTCCGGCGAGTCGAACAGGATTTTTACCGCCGCTTTAATAGTTGCGGTCTGTATGCCGGTCGCAGTCAGCGCGCCATTTTCAGGCTCGTACTCGATCACCGCGCCGTCAGGAAATGACCAGTGCAGCGCATCGGCCGAGGCTGACGGAGCCGGGTTGTCATCCGAGAAAATGCCCGGCAGCACAAAGCCGGTATCAAGTTCGCCGCCGAGGCACAGAACAAGAACCTGCTCGCCCACTGACGGCGCATTCCAGGAGCGGGTTTTACCCGCGCGGGCGCTCAGCCAGTGCAGCCAGTTGGTTGTATTTTTTCCCGTATCGACACGGCACAGCCCGCCTTCGAGATTGACGGCCGACACGGTTCCGATGCGGATCAGGTTGCGCAGCAGGCGCTGAATTTCTGCGAGTTGTTCGTTCATGCCGCAAGGTTGCTATTTTGCGGCATGTTGATCAAAGAAAGCGTGTTTGGCTATGAATGAGCAAACACTGTGATTTTTATAAAGAAGAGTTAAGGATTAATTTCTGGCGGAACGGCGTTAGCAATAATATCCCTATGCAAATTTTCAATTGTATTTTGTTCTGATTTATTTCTAACTGCATCAATTAAACGACGGGCCTCTTTTTTATTAGCAAAATATGGCGAATTGTAATATGCAAAGTCACGTAAGTTATTATAGAAATTCTCAATGCATTTAAATGCCGCTATTGCCTCATCACTAGTACTTCCAACTGACTCTAAATTATATCTAACACCTTTAATAACACATGGGTATCTAGGTGATGACATACACAAATCAATTACCTCTTGCAACCCCAGCATATGGGCAAGCCGCATTATGTCCCTGCAAAATATTTCAATATATAATCCAAAGCTCACCTGTGGATTAACATTATCTAGAATAGAAATCAGCATTCCCCTTGTGGTTTCAAGTAGTTTATCAACTTCCTCAAACCTATCCTTCTTAACTGTTGGGGTTCCAAGCTTAGGATCACCCGCGAAAAATATCTTATGAATCCGAGGGTGTGGTTTGTTTAACGCCTTTAAATTTTCATGCAATTCTACTTCGCCAACCTGTTCAAAATAAGAAAATAATTCTTTCCTGTGTGCGTGGAATAAATCGATGTTGTTTTTCTGGCTTACAATCTGAATTTGCTTGGCGGTCTGCTTAGTTGCGTGGAATCTGCTAACACTTGCTGAAAGAGGTATTGCGAGAGAAAGTACACCCAGCGGCAAGGCACTTATCGAAACAAAAGTTTTAAATCCTTCGGCGTCAAATCTGAATGTATAGCCTGACCATGCTAAAGAACCAAGTAGAAAGAAATACACCATAGGTAGGATAATAGAAAACCAGAATATACCTTGATGGCCTATGCTTTTTTCAGTGTGAAGGGTCATGATATAAGTGTGGAACTCTCGCGTTCCATGCATACTTTCAAGGTAAGGGTCTTTTGAAGTTATAGATTTCATCCAAAAATAGATGATAGCGTATGAAACAAGTGCTGGTAAAAGCCCAAATAATATAAAAGCCCCAGCCCCAAAAAAATAGTGGTAAAAGAATTGAGTAAACCCTTCCATTTCATCATTCCCAAGATTGTTGTGAAGCTAATGTAATGCATCAACTATCACCTGTTCAATCATATTGATGTCATCATCATTCAATCCAAATAAAGGACGAGCCTCGTACTGCACCTCTTTACCTTTACGCGATGCCCGGTCGCGCAGCCCGTAATGATGCACGCGGGCCATGCGCTGCACGTTACCCGCAAACTCGATCACGGCCTCATTCGGGCTGGCCTGCGTCTTCATGTATTTAGCAGTGCGCAGCTTTGCGAACATCTCGCGCTTTATGCGGCCCTTTTTACTGCGCAACGGCTGCGTTTTGCGGGGCTTAAACGGCGTGCCGTCAGGTGCCTGCTGACATTTGATGTTCTGCTGCTGACTCGCGCGCAGCTTGCGTCCAATGCTGCGCGCCATTTCTTTACGCGCCGGGGCTGACAGGCTACTGATAAGCGCCTCCAGCCGGTCATTTACCCGCTGCAGCTCGCTCATGTCTGCCACTCGCTGACCAGCTCGCCCTTAACGTAAAGCTGCACCGGCCGCGCGTCATTCTCCGGCGGCGGGTTCTCGCCGACGTGCGTCACGTGCAGCCCGTCGTCGGCCTGCTTCACGGTCACGCGCTCGCTCAGCTGCAGCTCTATGCTGATATCGCTGGCCGTGTCGCTGATCACATCCGCCTGGAAGGTAAAGCCCGTCCGGCGCTTTTCCTCGCTTGCCATAATGTCGGGTTCATTTGTGCGCAGCCATGCCAGCAGCGGCACGATCAGCAGGTCGATATTACCGGCGTAATCGGTAATGACCATGTTAAGCCGGTACTGGTATTCAAAAGACAGCGAGCTGGCAAGCGTCGAGACGATGCGCCCGCTGTCGATAAACACGTTCAGCGCGTCAGGGTTTCGCTGCAGCT